CTAAAATCACTCACAAATAGCGGAAAGACTAAAGCTATCACCATAATCACTGAAAACCACTATATTAATCGTGGCATCAATGAACTCTTAAAGACATGGCAAAGAAACAACTGGGAAAATGCAAAAGGTCAAGAAATCAAAAACAAAGAGCTATGGCAAGAGATCTGGAACTACATAAAAATCAATCCAATGATAAAAGCGGAAATAGGAACCATGGAGGGTAAGAATGAAAATTGAAATTGAACATATATGGACAGAAACAGAAATCAGTGAAGTCATTATGCTCTACAACGGCAATGCAAGCCTTGTTGAACTAACAGAAGAATTAGAAAGACCGGTAATAGACATCCTGATTCTAATCGAACATCTGATCATAGCTGAAAAAATCGAATGCAACAGATTATTAGTACTGAACCCAAAGGCAAAAAATGATGAAGTACGTCATAAAGTATTTGCTTGCTGGAAATGCAATAGTTATGCAAGAAGCTTCATTGATGGAATGTGTCAAGAGTGCTATGAAAAAACTATGATATTAAAACAAAGACGCAGGAGGTAAACCATGAAGAATACTCTAGGAGACTTAAACAATCACTTATTCGCACAGCTAGAAAGACTAGGCGATGAAGACCTAAAAGGTGAAGAGCTTCAAAGTGAAATACTAAGGAGCAAAGCAATAACAAGCGTAGCCAGTCAGATAATAAACAACGGATCACTCGTACTTGAAGCCAAGAAAATGGTTGATAACAGACTGGATGCAGATAATAAGCTTCCCAAGATGTTGGAGGCGTAGATGCATAGGTATACTAGGGAGCAAAAAGAATTCATAAAAGAAAATGCAGTAGGATTAGGAACACTACCACTAACAGTATTAATCAATACAAAATTCGGAATCAACCTAGAACCTAGTCAGATAAGATCCTTCAAAAAAAATAACAAAATATCAAGTGGATTAAATGGCCAGTATAAAAAGGGGCATACGCCTTACACTAAAGGGAAGCCGGCAACAAAAGGATGGAAAGCAAATCAATTTAAAAAAGGTCAAAAGCCCCACAACTATCTTCCGGTAGGAACAGAAAGAGTCAATGGTGATAACTATGTAGATATCAAGATTGCAGATCCCGATGTATGGAAGGGCAAGCACATATTAACATGGGAAAAGCATAACGGACCGGTACCGGAAGGCAAAGTAATCATATTTGGAGATAAAAACAACAGGAACTTCGACATCAATAACCTTTTGTTAGTCACCAGGGGAGAACTGGCCACACTCAACAGATACAGCCTCATAAAAAACGATTCGGAGATCACAAAGGCAGGAATCAATATTGTCAAAGTAAAACAAGCAATAAGCAGGAGGTCATCAAATGAAAATGAGAGATTATGCAGAAGGACTAAAAAAACTTGTTAAAGCAATAGGGCCAATGGAAGATGAAGACAGAATAATAGGCGTAGATTTCACAGAAGGTAAAGACTTAACGGTTATAACATGCAATATGAGTATTGATGAATTCAAAAAGCTCAACAAACTAGCAGAAATAGGAAAAGCAACAGAACTAGCATTAGAAACATTAGGGTACCTTGAATCAGAATATTTTAAGGAAAAAGAATACGTAGTACAACCAATCTCTTTTGAAAGCACCGATGAGCTAATATTATGGGCCAAAGCGAATGAAGTCGTAAAACTACTAAGAGAGATAAAGGGGGAAAAGAAATAGTGTTTAAAATTATATGCTATTACCTGCTAATGACAACAATCCTCTGGATGTGCTACATAGCAAATGTAGGCATCAAGGTAAAAGATAGAAACCACAAACTACAAGCGATAAAAATTGGATTAGCACTAGTGATCATTGCAGCAATAACCATGACTATGTTACAGCACTAAAAATCTAGGAAGAGAGAGAACAATGAATGCTCAAGATGAAATCAATGTGATCGCGAAGAAGAACTGCTTGAAAAAGAGAGGAGAAAAAATTGAAAAGAATTGACTTGATAATAAGCATGATAGAAACAGAAAGACCAATACCGGAAGATGACCTAATTAAAGGATGCCCAGGATTCTACGATGAATCATTACCCAGTGCAAGATCAGGTAAATGTAAACTCCAAGAATTGGGAGCACATCCAGATGAAGCATATGAAATATGCAAGGGATGTTGGCATGAGGAGGTAGGCGATGACAGAAGTTGAAAAGCAGTTAAGGGACTATAACTGGATCAAAAGAAATATCGAAGAAGCCAGAAAGCAAGTAGAAGTTATAAAAGACACGATAGAAGCCATTAGAGGTTTAAGTGCTGTTTCTTACAATGACATGCCTAAAGCTAAGGTTATATCCTCAGTAGTTGAATCAGCTATAGACAGAATTGAACAAGAATATATCAACCTAAGATCATGGAATGATAAATTAAAAGGTTATTGTGATCAAGAGATGCAGATAATGGCGTGGCTAGATTGCTTACCGGATAATCAAAGACAAGTAGTCGAGTACAGAGCAATAAAAAACATGAGTTGGCACATGGTTAAGAGATTAGCCAATTACAGCGAATGTCATGCTAAACGTCTTTACTACGAGGCGCTAAACTTCCTAGATGATAAATAAAAGCCAAAGAGAAGCGGACCTAAAGTATAAATGGTGTAACTGTCCTAAATGTGGAACGTATGGTAAGCATTACTGGCACCATGTATTTAACGGAGCATTAAAAAAGAAATCTGAAAAATATAAGGCTGTAATATATTGGTGCTGGGCTTGCCATGAGACCAATGATGACTCAATACATAACGACGCCGAGCTAAGACTAAGACTCAAAAAAGAGCACCAAATCAGAATCATGGAAGAAGAAAACATGACTGAAGATGAATTTAGAGTCCTATTCTACAAAAGCTATCTATAAGAATAAAAAGATGATTGAGAGGTAAAGAAAATGATTGCATATAAATTAAAAGGCCCATTAGAAGTAATAAAAGACGAACACTCTACTAAACATATGTATGCTGAATTAGGAAAAGGATTATTTGAATCTATACCAAAAGAAACTCCGGTAGTAATTGAAATTAAAGAGGAATATTTCAACGATAGAGATACTCCTTATATGGTTAGAGAAATGAGATGCAAAATCACATCAGTGCAAAACGAGTATGTAAGTGTTCCGCATTTTAATGAATTTTCACCAGTGGTAGATGAACAAAAATCAAGATGGGTGAGATTTAAACAGTTAATTAAAGGACAATAGTCACAGACAACGATTGAAAGAGATTTAGAGGTGAAAATATGACAGTAGAAGTATTAGCGGAAAGTTTAGAGCAAGCTGTTATTGATTTAAAATTAAAAGCGGTTAAGACATTTGATAGTAAAGAATATCAAGTATGGGAAATTGAAGAAGATGACTTTGAACGTATTTGTAACATAAAAGAAAATGAATGGAAAAAAGAATGGGGTATGTGGAGATATGCACTAGGAAGTAATATGGCTTGCACTATACCTAAAAGATATAATATAAACAGAAAACACATAAAGGCGTTCGACGGCATGAATAGAAGCGATAGTGACAGTGGTTTTGATGATGGTTATCATCCAAGAAGATACTCTGATTTATTAGAATATTTATCCAAAGAAATTGGGGCTAGTCAGCCTAGAAACGTATGTGCAATATGTGTAGATTTAGCAAAAATAAATGGTATAAAAATGTCTGAACTATTTAAAAAATATTACGAAACAACAACACAATAGTCACAGATTGAGCGAAATAGATTGAGAGGTAAAGAAAAATGGAATGGAGCTCACAAGAAGAATGGAAAGAAGTTCAAGAAAGATTAGAAAAAGGACTTACACAATTATGTGATCTAGCTGAGATTATAAAAAAAGTATTTGAAAATCTAGTATATGCAATTGCCAAAGAATTCAGTGAAGCCTTTAAAGTTATTAAGAAAATAGCAAATGAAATATTCCAATATCAGGAAGAGGTTAGACAAGAAACCAAATTGAAGCGGCACAAAGCACCACCAAGAACAAACATGAAGAACTTTATAATAATCAGAAAGCCCGATATACGGATAAGAAACACATGTTAATCAAGTCTAATAAAAATTAATATGAAGCGGCTAATAAAATAACGAAGGAGATAAAATGATGAACAAAGTAATATTGATGGGAAGACTAACACGTGATCCAGAAGTAAGATACACACAGGCAGCAGAACCATTGGCTATAGCAAGGTATTCTCTAGCAGTTAACAAACGATTTAAGAAAGAAGGGCAACCGGACGCGGACTTTATTAACATCGTGGCCTTTGGTCGTGAAGGAGAGTTTGCTGAAAAGTACTTCAAGAAAGGTCAGATGGTATCAATAGTTGGAAGACTACAGACAGGATCCTTTACAGACAAAGAAGGTGTCAAAAGATACACAACAGATGTTGTCATAGAAGAGCAGCACTTTGCAGAAAGTAAAAGGAATCATGAAGCAACCGGAAACAATTCGGAACCACAAGAAAGTAGAGATGAAGAAGGATTTGTAGCAGTACAGAACTTTGATGATGATGATCTACCATTTTAAACATGATACGAAATGATACGTTTTTTGTGTTAGACTTACATTAGTTAAAGTATAACCAAATCCCAAGAAGCATGTATGCAAGTAATTTGCATATGTGCTTTTTTAATAAAACAAAACGATTTAGAGATAGAGGGTAAAAGGGAATGAATGCGTCAAAGCTACAGAGTAGTGAGTCAGGGGTGGGAGACGGACGCACAAAGGTAGAGAGATGGCCAAAGCATATGCAAAGAAATTTTACAACAGCAAAGAGTGGATAAAGGCTAGGAAGTCCTTTATATCATTGAGAGTATCAATAGACGGTGGGATATGCCAAGAGTGTAAGAAAGACTTAGGATATATTGTTGACCATGTCGAAGAGATAAAACCGATCAACATAGATGACCCAAACATAACACTTAATCAAGAGAACTTTAGATACCTTTGTTTAATCTGTCATAACAGGAAGACATTTGGTGAAGCAAGAGTGACAGGTACTGACGTAATGTTTAATGAGATGGGTGAGTTGATTGTGAGAGATTAGCCTAGTCCCCCCTATAAAAACAAGGAATACCCAAAGGACTAAGACCGAGAGATAACCTTAGTTTGATGCGCAGGAAATTTTCACATAACCCCCCTCCCCAAAAAATGAGGTGATTTATATGAGTTTAGAAAAAGATAAGGTAATCAAAAAAGAGATATCTAGACTTAATCGGATATTGAAAGAAGTAGACATAAATAAAAAGAAATCCGTCGAAGGCCTCATACATGAAGCGGCTTTTATGCGAGCCACGTTGCAAGAACTCAAGATATCAATAGATGAAAACGGACCGATTGACGAAATGCAACAAGGCGACTACACAATCTTGCGAGAGCATCCGGCACTTAGAAGCTACAACACAATGATCCAAAGATATAATGCGGTTTGCAAAGAAATCCTTGGCCTGCTACCAAAAGCAGAAGCAAAGAAGGTGGAAGCAGATGAGTTCGAAGACTTCGTTAATTCTAGAACCGACTAAATATCCAAGGACGGACCCGGATGTAATATTTGGTAAAGTAAAGCCTAATATCCTAAAAGGAAAAAAGAAATATCCGGAAGATTACAATCCAATAAAAGAATACTGGGAGCAAATACAAAACGGTACCACCTTAGTATCAAAAAAAGTGTATGAACAGTATGAGCAAATCGCATCATGGATAGATAACGATTATGGAGAATGGTTTTACTCGAACAAACGCGCAAACCATGTCATTGAATTTGCGGAAAATTATTGCTGCCACTCAAAAGGTAAAATGGCCGGCAAGAAAATAGAGCTTGAGTTATGGGAAAAAGCTTACCTTGCATCAGTATATGGCTTTATAGATATCGAAGGATTTAGAAAACATCAAAGAGTCGTACTGATCGTAGGAAAAAAGAATGGTAAGTCATTACTAGATTCAATCATGGCCCTATATGGTCTGGTTGGAGATAGTGAGGGTGGACCAGAGTGTTACGCGGTAGCCACCAAGAAAGACCAGGCTAAAATAGTATGGCTTGAAGCAAAGAGGATGGTCAGAAAGTCGCCAACGTTAAGGAAAAGAATAAAAACATTAGTCGGTGAAATATCCAGTGAGTTTAACGATGGAATATTCAAAGCACTGGCAAGCGACAGCGATAGCTTAGATGGCCTCAACGTTCATGTCGTTGTTATGGATGAATGGCATCAATGGAAAAGTGGTAGAGCTCTGTATAACATCATGGCTGACGGTACAAGTGCCAGAGATCAACCACTTATTATAATGACATCAACAGCCGGAACCATCAGAGAAGACATCTTCGATGAAATCTATGAAGAGGCCGAGATACAACTTAATAATTATAAGTTAAAAAACGAAGTGGACGACAGGACGCTTTTTTATATATATGAACTTGATAAAAAAGACGAATGGAGAGATGCAAACAACTGGATAAAAGCCAATCCAGGCATTGGAACCATTAAGAAACTCGTTGCCCTGCAAGACAAAGCAAAAAGAGTGGATAACAATCCAAAACTTGAAAAGAACTTTGTATGTAAAGAATTTAATATAAGAGAAACGAGCGCAGAATCATGGCTTGATTTTGCAACACTCAACAACACAGCCACATACGACATTAAGGCATTGAAACCACGGTACGGTATGGGCGGCATAGACCTTGGAGCCACAACAGACTTAACATGTGCAACAATAATCTTTAACGTGATTGATGATCCTATCCTATACGTCAAACAAATGTATTGGTTACCAACAGACTTATTTGACCAAAGAGTCAAAGAAGATAAAATACCTTATGACATATGGCTAGATCATGGGCACATAAGGCTAAGCGGTGAAAACAAAGTTGACTACAAGGACGTAACGAAATGGTTTTTGGAAGTGCAGCAAGAAAATGACATCTACATAACAAAAATAGGATATGACAGCTGGTCATCGACATACCTGGTTGATGAGCTGAAACAAAACTTTGGGAAAGCAACAACGGAAGCAGTAATACAAGGTCCAAAGACATTTTCAAGCCCACTAAAAAGAGTTGAGTCTGACTTGGCGGCCAAGAAGATAAATTATAACAACAATCCTATTTTCAAATGGTGTTTATCGAACTCAGCAATAAAAAGAGACACAAATGACAATATAGCATTAATCAAAACAAGCAATCAAAGAAGAAGAATAGACGGAACGGCATCCTTTATGGATGCTTTTATTGTATATGAAAACAATTTTGATGAATACATGTCTTTAATCTGAGAGGAGGTGAAAAATTGGGAATATTCGACAAATTTAAAAGCAATCTAATTACAGCAACGACATACAAAATGGTCGTTGACCAAGGAAGCGGCTACTATGGGTGGAATGGCAACATATATCAGAGTGACATCATAAGATCCGCCATAAGGCCCAAAGCAAGAGCAATTGGTAAGGCAGTAGGAAAACATATCCGGACCACGATTAAAGAAAATGCAACCGAAACAAAAGTAAATCCAGATGCTTACATTAGATTTTTGCTTGAAGAACCTAACCCTTACATGAGCGGACAGTTACTACAGGAAAAATTAGCAACACAGTTAGAACTTAACAACAATGCCTTTGCTCTAGTTGTCAGAGATGAAAATGGATATCCAACAGAGATCTATCCAATCAACGCCACATCAGCAGAAGCACTACAAGACAAAAATGGTGCTTTATTTCTTAGGTTTTCACTAAGAAGTGGAAAGGTTTCGACGTTTAAATACACAGATATCATTCATTTACGTAAAGACTTCAATGAAAATGAAATCTTTGGAGACTCACCGGCAAAAGCATTAGTACCACTCATGGAAATAGTAACAACAACAGATCAAGGGATAGTTAAAGCTATAAAAAATTCAAACTTAGTTAAATGGTTGCTGAAATTCCAACAATCCCTAAGACCGGAAGACATAAAGAAACAGACTAAGGAGTTCGTTGACAGTTTTTTAAACACAGAAACATCAGAATCAGTAGGAGCTGCGGCGACAGATTCAAAATTTGACGCACAACAAGTAGATCCAAAGGACTACGTGCCAAATGCAACGCAAATGGATAAAACAACCCAAAGAATCTATTCGTTTTTCAACACAAACGAAAAGATTATACAAGGAAAATATTCGGAAAATGAGTGGATAGCTTATTATGAATCAACAATAGAACCGGACATTATCCAAATAAGCAACGAATATACAAGATTGATTTTTAGACGAAGGGAAAGAGGATTTGGAAACAAAATAATCTTTGAGTCGGCAAATCTGACATTCGCGTCCATGCAAACCAAATTGAGCCTAGTTCAATTTGTTGATAGAGGCATCATGAATCCAAACGAAGTAAGAGCAGTACTCAATATGGCACCAAGAGAGGGCGGAGATGAATACATCAGACGACTTGACACGAGGCCGACAAATGAATAGAGGTGATTAAGTGAAGAAGGTAAGCATAAGGGGTCCAATCGTCTCAAGCAACGAACAAAGGATATATGAATGGTTTGGGATAGAAGCTACAAGTCCTAAGTCGGTCATGAATGTCATTAATTCGGCGGAAGGTGACGACTTAGAGGTAGAAATCAATAGTGGCGGTGGTTCGGTATTTGCTGGATCAGAAATCTACACAGCCCTAAAATCCTACACAGGAAATGTAACAGTCAAAATAATGGGAATAGCCGCAAGTGCAGCCAGTGTAATCGCCATGGCGGGAAAGAAAATCATCATGTCGCCAACCTCTCAAATGATGGTGCACAATGTATCAGCCATGGCAAGCGGAGACCACAGAGACATGAGTCATATGTCAGATGTATTGAAGGGGGCAAATGAAACAATCGCAAACGCCTACATGATCAAAAGTGGTAAAACGCAAGAGGAACTACTTGAGTTAATGGACAATGAAACATGGCTAACACCCTCGAAGGCGGTTGAAATGGGATTAGCAGATGAAATCATGTTTGAAGAACTTAACCTGGTAGCAGATATTGGTGGCATGTTACCTCAAGCAGTAATTGAAAAAGTAAGAAACTTAATAACCGAAGATAAGGCGCTAGAAAATAGGGCCTTTTTTGATGCAAAAATAAAACTATTAAAACTAAAAGGAGATCAAAGAGATGAATAAAGAAAAGTATTTGAAAATGAGAAACGAGTTAATGGCAGAAGCTGAGGGGTTTTTAGCAGAAGGAAAAACAGATGAAGCCAATGCAAAAATGAAAGAAATCGAGCAGCTAGACAATGAATTTGAAGCGGCAAAGTTAACCAACGCAAACCTAAATGCGTTAAAAGAAAAAACAAACGTTACCAACATCGTGAATTTATCAGAAGCAGTAGTAAATTTAACACCAGTTGCAAAGATTGATGAGACACAAGTAAACACGAATGACGACATCTACTTAAATGCCTGGGCAAAAACATTGCAAGGTAAAGCCCTTGATGCAAAAGAAACAGAAGTGTTCAACACAGTTAACACAGAATTTCAAAACGCTTATACCCATGACACCGGTGACATTGCTACTTTAATACCTCAAGCCGTAATTGCAGGAATTTGGAAAAGGGCAGAAGAATCATATCCATTACTTGCTGACGTCAAAAAATACAACGTTAAAGGAACCCTAGTCATCAACAAGCATGAATCCATCGAAGAAGGCGACGCAGCGTTTTACGATGAAGAAACCGCTACAGCCGATGAGAAGAATGTATTTGGTCAACTTACCTTATCTGGATGTGAATTATCAAAAGCAATCACAGTCACTTGGAAATTAAGATCTATGGCAACAGAAGACTTTATTCCTTATATCAAAAACGAATTAGGCGACAGAGTTGGTGCAGCTGCAGGTACAGCAGTAGCAAGAGGTAAAGGCAAGCCAGGAGAACTTGACACATTTAAAGCAGAGCCACTTGGAGTAGAAACGGCATTACTTGCCGAAACGTTAAAACCTCAAGTAGTTGGCTATGATCCGGTTACTGGAATCACCTATGCAAACATAACCACAACAATATCTAAGATTCATTCATCTTATATTGCAGGAGCGGCCATCTATGCAAGCAACGCAACCATCTGGGCAAAACTTGCAAACATTGTAGATGAAACAGGTAGACCAATCTTTATCCCTGATGCAACAAGTGGTGGTGTAGGACGTATGTTTGGCATGACAGTTAAACCGGATGCCGGCGTGACACCTGGTTCTGTAGTTATTGGAAATGCGCTCAAAGGTTACGTTATGAACACCAACGAGCCTATGAGCATAGCGACAGAAGAGCATGTTAAAGCTAGAAAAGTTGACTATGCAGCATACACAATCATTGATGGCGGACCACTTGACACGAAAGCATTTGCGTTGTTAGAAGAAAACGCTGGTTAGGAGTAATACATGAAAGTGCTTAAGAATTTTAGATGCAAAAACACCGGCAAGATAATGATAGCCGGTGAAGAATTTGAAAGCGCAGACATTAGAAGGATTGAAACTTTAGTTGAAAAAGGCTTTGTGGACGCGGATAAACCTATCCCGTCTACAGAGTTAACTAAAAAAGAAATCATGGCGCTTTTAGACGAACAAGGAATCGAATATAGCCCAAAAGCCAAAAAGGATGAACTAATCAAATTGCTTGGTGGTGATAATGATGTTAGAGGCAGTTAAACTAGCCTTAAGAATTAAAAGCAATGCATATAATCAAGAAGTATTAGAACTCATTGGAGCGGCCAAGGCGGACATGTCAATGAGAGGCGTAGAAGTTATTAATGAGTCAGACAATTTAATTGGCGAAGCCATAAAAATGTATTCAAAAGCTAATTTTGGAAATGACAATCCAAACGCTGAAAAATGGAGAAAAGCATACGAAGACCTTAGAGACAGCCTAGCATTGTCCGGAAAATATAAGGCGGAGGCGATTGAATGAATGACGTAATATCATTAATAACAATAGAGCCTGAAATTGATGGAATAGGTCAAGAAATTGGATCTATAGAAACGCTAAAAGAAGTATTTGCAAAAGAAAAGGGTATCGCCAGAAGTGAATATTTCGAAGCAAGACAAGCGGGTATAGAAAAGATCAAATGCTTTGAAGTAAGAGAAGCGGATTACTCGGATGAGCTGTACTTCAAACACTCTGAAAAAAGGTACCACATCTATCGTGTATACCCGGTAAGAAATGAGATGATCGAATTATATGGCGAATATAAGAATTGACGACCTTGAAAAAGAAGTCAATAAGCAATTAAAAGCGTATACGGATGACATCAACGACGGACTCGAAAAAGAAGCAAAAAAAACCGCAGCAGAAGGCGTAAAAAAACTTAAGCAAAATAGCCCTAAGGATACAGGAGACTATGCAAAAAGTTGGGGATATGTAACGCATAAAAACTGGGGAAGTCCAAATACTTACACAGTACGCAACAAAGATCATTATCAATTAACACATCTACTAGAAAGAGGACATGCAAAAGTAAACGGTGGTCGCGTACCTGGTCAACCACATATTGGTATTGTCGAAAATGAAGTTATAAAGAACTTTACAAGCAATATTGAAAGAATCATAAGAGGTGGGTCATGACATTAGAAGAATTATACATTGTATTAGCAGGCATCGGAATACCTGTCAGATACAGCCACTTTAATAACCCAGTCTCACCACCATATCTAGTGTACATAAACGAAGGAAAAGAAACTTTCAAAGCAGATGATTCAATTTATCTAAAAGAAAAATCCATACGTATTGAATTATATACGAAAATCAAGGACGAATCACTTGAAGAAACCATAGAAAATACGCTTGAAAACAGTGGGTTAATTTGGGAATTTGATGAAACCTACGATGATAACCAAAAACTATTCATAATCTATTATTATTTTAACATTTAGGAGGAATAAAAATGCCAGAAAATAAAGTAAAGTTTGGATTAAAGAACGTGCACTATGCAGTGACTACAGAAACAGAAGGGGTAATCACTTACGCTGCACCTGTAAAAATACCAGGAGCAGTATCCATTAGTTTGAGCGCAGAAGGTGAAGAATCAAGTTTTTATGCGGATGACATAAAATACTTCAATCAATTTGCTAATAATGGCTATGCCGGAGATTTAGAGATGGCATTAATACCCGACGATTTCAGAGTAGCAGTACTGGGAGACGTAGTTGATGACAATGGCGTTCTATTTGAAAACACAAGTGGAAAAACAAATAATTTCGCTTTGTTATTTGAGTTTAATGGAGACAAAAACGCAACAAGACATATACTTTACAACACAAGCGCCAGTCGCCCAAGCATCACATCAAAAACAAAAGGCGAAAACCTAGAAGTACAAACAGAGTCCTTAACGATGAGTGCTTCTGCCGCGATCGACACCGGAGATGTTAAAGCAAAAGCAAAAGTAGAAGATGCACCATATGAAACTTGGTATACATCAGTTTACAAAAAAACAATAGCAGGGGTGTAATAGATGGAAAAAATAATCACTATTGATGGTAGAGACATCAAATTTAAGTCAACAGGTGCAACGCTCCTAAGGTATAAAGCACAGTTCAGACGCGATGCCTTACAAGACATCTTTAAAATTGAAAAAGCCTTTAATAAAGAAACAAACGAAATTGAAATTGACAAGTTTGACTTAGAGGTCTTTTACAACCTGATTTGGACACTTGCCAAGACGGCAAACAACGAAATCAGTGATCCGATTACTTGGCTTGACACCTTCAGCGAGTTTCCCTTAATGGACATCATACCTGAAACCATGGATTTATTAATGGCGACAATCAAACCAACAATTAACTCTAAAAAAAAATAGAAATTGAAGAAGATGCCCCTTTTAAAATGACGACGGAGAACCTAATCTATCACTCATTAAAAAGGGGTATTTCATTAAGCGACTACGAAATACTAACAACAGGCATGATCATTGGGTTGATAACAGAGCATAACAACATCGAGCTTAATGATGAAGAAGAAAAAACCATTCGCACAGCAAGTCAAGATGACTATGATAACTTTTAGCGAGGTGAGAAGATGGCAGGCAAAATCAAAGGTATAACAATTGAAGTTGGAGGCAACACCACCAAGCTTCAACAAGCCTTAAAAGACACAAATAAAAACATAAAAGAAACCCAAACAGAACTAAGGCAAGTTGAAAGACTGCTAAAATTAGATCCTAAAAATACTGAACTTCTCGCTCAAAAACAAAAGTTATTAGGCGATGCGGTCGGCGACACAAAAAACAAGCTAGATACCTTAAAAGAAGCTGAAAGGCAAGTACAACAGCAATTTGAAAGAGGAGAAGTCGGTGAAGAACAATACCGGGCCATTCAAAGAGAAGTAGTTCAGACAGAACAAGACTTGAAAAAGCTTGAAAGTCAAGTAGAGGATGTCAATTCGAAATGGCAGAATGCATCAGACAAGATGAAAGATTTTGGTTCGAAAGCAGAAACGGCTGGAAAAAAGATGTTGCCAATTACAGGCGCCATAGTAGGAGCCGGAGGAGCCGCAACATTAATGAGTGGTAAAGTGGATGATGCTATAGCTAAGGTATCCACAATAGCAGATACAACTCAAGTACCGCTGGAAGATTTAAGAGATGCCATTATGAATCTTTCTAATGATAGTGGCATAGCAGCTGATGAAATTGCAAACAACGTTTATGACGCGATATCAGCAGGACAAAGCACAGGAGATGCAATAGCATACCTTGAAAAATCCAACAAACTTGCAAAAGCAGGATTCGCAGAGTCCGGAGAATCATTGGACCTTCTAACAACAATCATGAACGCATACAAATTAGAATCAGAAGATGTTAGTAGAGTTTCTGATGTTTTAATTCAAACACAAAACGAAGGCAAAACCACAGTTGGAGAACTTTCTGCAGCCATGGGTAAAATAATCCCTACAGCAAAAGCCAATAGTGTGGAGCTTGAACAAGTGGCCGCAGGATATGCAATATTGACTTCAAACGGTATCAAATCAGCCGAAGCCACAACCTATATGAATTCCATGTTTAATGAACTTGGAAAAACAGGAAGTAAAACGGATGATACTTTAAAAGAATTAACAGGAAAAGGATTCAAAGGACTTGTTGAAGAAGGTAGGTCAGTAGGAGACATCCTAGCGCTGCTAGATGAAGACGCAAAGAAAAACAACATGTCTCTTGGAGATATGTTTGGAAGCGCGGAAGCGGCCAAAGCTGCATTAACACTACTTGGAGATGGAGCAGATGAGTTTAATGACAAAGTTGTTAAAATGCAGAATTCTACAGGAGCAACAGAAGAGGCTTTCGAAAAGCTACAAACGCCAACAGAAGAAGCAAGAATTGCATTTAACAAATTAAAAAACGTAGCCATAGAACTTGGCAACGTATTACTCCCTATTGTTGAAATGATTGCAGAAAAAATAAGTGACTTATCAGAATATCTATTATCTTTAGATGAAAACACATTGCAAATGATTGTAATGATAGCCGGTATAGTGGCAGCCATAGGACCAGCACTAATTGTCATAGGGAAAATGGCCACAGGACTTGGAGCAATAACAAACCTAATTGGGCCATTAGTAAGTGGTATGGGAGCGGCGATGGGAGCAACGGGTGGCCTTAGTGCTGTAATAGGTGCATTAACAGGACCTATCGGATTAGTAGTAGCAGCCGTCGCAGGACTTATAGCAATAGTGGTCACTATGTGGAACACTAATGAAGAATTTAGAGACAATGTAAAAGAATTATGGGAACAGATTAAAGAGATATTCAGTCTGGCCCTCACGTTCATAACAGGCTTCATAGAAAAAGAGCTTGAAAGGATAAGAGAGTTTTGGAATGAGAACAGTGAACAGTTAAAAGCAATAGCCCAAGCAACATGGGATCTCATAACTGGACTCATTGAAGCGGCCTTATCAATCATAAGTGGAATACTTGATGTATTTATAGGACTCCTTACTGGTGATTGGGAACGCATGGGTGAGGGTCTAAGTAAGATATGGGAAGGTATTTGGTCAGGAATAGGGGCAATATTAGTGGGTGCTAGAGATATAATACTCAATCTATTAACCATATTAGTAACTACATTTAGTGGAGCGTGGACAACATTTACAGAGACAATAAAAACAATGTGGTCTGATATGTGGATTGGGTTAGGCTCGCTCGTTAGTAATGCCTGGACAAATTTAACAGAATCCTTTGATGAACTAAAAAAGAACATTAGTGGTTGGTTTGCAGACTTAGCCAAAAGTGCGATAGATTGGGGTAAAGATCTAATAGCCGGGTTTATCGAAGGAATCAAAGCGTCCATAGGCGGTATTGGAGAAGCTGTAAAAGACATAGGGAATACGGTATCCAAAACCTTCAGTGGTGGAAATACAAGTTTTATGGAAGCGAATGCAGCTCTTTACTCGGGCAACAAATCAGCCATTGATAAGATATCACAAGAAAAAGGCGTAACAACAAGTGTAGCAACAGAAATGTACAAGACACAGATTAATCAAAAAATAACCATCAACAGCCCTAAAGCTCTGAGCCCATCTGAAACAGCTAGAGAAAATCAAAAAGCAAGTCAAAAACTAGCACTATCATTCTAAAAGAGGTGAAAAAATGGAAGGAAGACATGAAAAATTAATTTACGAAAATGACAAAGGCCAAAGCGTAGAGATGACACAATCATTTCCATTTTTTCTTCAAAAATTTGAAGGTGCAGATGGATTAAGCGCAAATGTCAACAAAACAAAAGGGGTGGGTCAAGACGGTACCACAATATCAAGCGTGACTCTTAAAGATAGACCGCTAGCAATATTTGGATCCATAAAAGGTGATACCAAAGAGGAGATGGCAGCACAACGTGCCATACTCCTTAAAGTGTTCACGCAAAAAGTAAGAGGTTGGATTCAATATGAATACGGTGATGTTGTTGGGCAAATAAGGTGCCAAGTAGAAGAAGCTCCGATATTCAGCAAAAAAACAAGAAGCTTTAAGTACCAAGACTTCATAATCAACCTCATTGCACCTAATCCGCTTTGGATAAGCCCAACAAGTAACAGCGCTGAAATGGCAGCATGGGTTGGTGGATTAAGCTTTCCGTTATCATTTCCCATGAGCTTTGCAATGCAAGGCAAAACAATAGCAGTAACTAATAATGGAGACGTTGACGCACCAGTGCATATTGATTTTTATGGTCCATCCACAAATCCCAAAATAAAAAATGTGACCACAGATGAATTTATACGAGTAAAACGTGATTTGCTAGAAGGTCAGAGACTAAGTATTAATACCGAATATGGGAAAAAATCAGTACAGCTTATAGATGGTGATGGAATAACCACAAACGCTATGAACTATATAGATTTAGATAGTAAGTTTTGGAGCTTGGAACCAGGTCAAAATACAATATCATATGAAGCGGATGCCGGTGAAAATCAGGCCAAAGTTAATATCACATGGAAGAATAGATTCTCAGGAATGTAGGAGGTGCCTTATGGCAGAAAAATCAAGGTTTTTTAATGCAGTGCTTACACCGCAGGGAACACCAGATTTAGAATACGATGTAGAACAATACGACGATTATTTTGATACGCTCGTTACAACAGGTGTATTTGCTGAACAACTAAACTCTTTAGAAGTTACCGGACACGGATCCCAAATGAAAACAATCTTATCTACAGGAAAAGCTTTCATAAAAGGGAAGTATTATGAAAACGATGAAGCCTTAGAATTAAGTCATGAGCTTCCGGATCCATCTCAAAACCGAATCGATTTAGTTGTCTTAAGAATGGATAGAAATGTAGAAAATAGATACATTAAAGCATTTGTGCTTACTGGAACACCAGGTGGAACGGCACCGACTTTAACACAAAACATAGATGTTTATGAGATAGAACTAGCAGAAGTTTTAATAATAGCGGGTAAAAGCTTCATTGAAACATCAGAAATCACGGACTTAAGAGAATATGCCAGATATCAAACTAAACCAGCATGGTATCCAGAAGGACAAGTACCTATGGACGCTTGGATGTATGTTCACTTTAAAGACCAACTTACAGTAGGAGAAATATCGGCAATTGAGGCAGATGCTGGATTAATGGCGATTGTTAATTCATCGGGTCTTAAAAACTTGAGGGAAGAATTACACGAGAACATGCCAGGGTTAAAAGGTCTATGGGGCTTGCCGGGGTGGTGGTGTTATAGGACTGGTAATGGTACTGTGATGGCTGGAGTCACAAACTGGACTCCAATATATATATCCAAAGAAACCTCTTTTGATGCTTATGGCTTAAAAGTACCTGTTAGTGCAGCGGGATCAAATCTACGAGGAGCTATATATAAGAGCGAAAACATGCTACCCACAGTGAAGATTGTGGATTTACCTGTATTGGACACTGGTACGACGGGTGATAAGATAGGGTTAGCAAACTTTACCCTAGAGTCAGGTTGGTATTTTATAGCTGCTACAAACACCTCAGGTGTCAATGTCGTATTCACCGCTATAGATGCTGATAGTAGTTTGGGTTTTACTGCTCCTATATCAGTTACAAGGGACGACGTGCAGACTACTTATGCTTATCTAGCCTATCAGTCCGCAGGTGCCCCCACTGACCCAGCCCCAGCAGTATCCTTTGAGTCTACTATATCCAGAGTAGGCCCTATAGAACTAAGGAAGGTGGTTTCTTAATGGATAAAAACGAAATATTCAAAGATGGAAAACTTTTAGAATACACAACGAAAGAAATTATTGACAACATAGTTTACTTTAAACATTATGATGGAGAGAGTAACTTATTAGATGAATGGACAGAAGATGCACCAATACCAAGTCCACCAACTGAAAAAGAACTTATGCAAGAAAAACTAGATGCTCAAGATGAGGCAATCATGGAACTTGCTGAACTATTAAGTGGGGTGATGATGAATGGTTAATTTCTATGTACGTAAAATTAAAAACGGGGATATAACTATCGATGATGTTCCGTCATATTGGCGAGATGCTGTTATAGCGGCGTTAGAAGGTGAGTAATCATGAGTATATTTAATACACATTCTCTAGAGCTCGACGGCATTGATGGTTATGTTAACTTTGGTAATCCGGCGCCTGTTAACAACATCGGTACAGGTGATTTCTCGATTGTTGCTAGAATCAAATGTAGAAACACGGTTGTATCTTCTAATAATCACCAGCCTATTCTTATAAAGTCAACATTTGCAACCGGTGACTGGGGCTTTATGCTTAATGGTTATTACGATGATCATAGACTGTCATTCCATTATGATGGCACGACGCTTATGTCCAGTTCGGGAATAATTATGAACGGCAGTGTTTGGAAATATGTAATAGTTACAAGATCTGGTACAACCGTTAAATTTTTAATAGGTGGCGTTATTACAGATACTTTCTCAGCATCGAACTTTAGCCTTGCAAATGCGAAAGACTTAATAGCAGGTGCAAGAATACCGTTTTCCAGTGATAGAAGAGTCAATGGTTTTCTAGATGAAATGAGCATATGGAGTAAGGTAATATCTGAGGCAGAAGCTCTGGATATGGAAAACAGGTCACTTAGTGTAACAGAGCTTGCTGATCCACACCTAGTTGCTTACTGGCCATTCAACAATGATGCCCTAGACTATTCAGGTAACGACATGCACGGCACGCTAAATGGTGGAGTAACTTATTCAACAGATATTCCATTTGAGGATTCGGCAGTTGATACAACAATTGATATAGCATCGATACCAGGAATAACAGCACCGGTAAAAAATGAAACGCCGGTAACAACCATAACTGAAACAGATCAATATACAGGTACTGTCTCGTGGATTCCAGAAATGGCCATGTTTGACGCAGACACAGTATATACAGCAATAATCAATTTAACACCTAAAGAAGGATTCACCTTAACTGGAGTAACAGCAGACTTCTTTACTGTTTCAGGGGCAACCGCAACAAATGAAACTGATTCAGGAATTATAACGGCTGTTTTTCCTAGTACTGAACCCGAACCAGAGCCAGAACCAGAGCCAGAACCAGAACCAGAACCAGAACCAGACACAGGATTAAATCTTGAAAAAGAAACAGAAGTGACCCCTTTTAAGCCCATCAGAATTCTAAGTCCGGGGCTTGAACTACTAGATGAAATTGATGATTACGAGTCATTTTATCCGACATACAGATATCATGCACCGGGAGAATTTGAACTAATCATCAATCTAAACAAAAAGGGCACAGAGTTACTTCAGAAAAATAACTTATTATTAGTTGGTTCTGATCTTAAAAATGTACACATCATAAAGCACCGTCACTTTCTTGAAGGAGAGGATGAAGTCCTAACGATAAAAGGGTATACACTATCAGGCATCACAAAACAACGTCAGACCATTCCACCTACTGGACAAGCATATGACAGATTAACATCAAATGCAGAGACAATCATGAAAACCTATATTGATCATAATTGTATCAACCCATCAAACCCTAATAGGGTTTTTTCTATGTTAATCAATAAAGAAGACTTAGGAAGAGGCCCATCATTACCTTGGCAGACTAGACTTAAAAAACTAGATGAAGAACTTGAATCAATTTCAAGAACAACCGGTATTGGATGGCAAATAAGCATAGACATTGAACTTGAAAAGTGGGTATTTGATGTATATGAAGGAAAAGACCTAACTTCAGGACAAGAGATTAATCCACCGGTTATATTCTCGGTTGAGTTTGATAATGTAGAAAGTCAGGAGTACACCGATTCTTTAATAGGTCACGTCAATGTTGCTTATGTAGCAGGACAAGGTGAAGGAACGGACCGTGTGATAGTAGAAGTGGGAAGCGAAAGCGGTCTAAATCGTTATGAAGAGTTTGTAGACGCAAGAGACGTAGGTGCCGGAGAAGAAGAACCGCCACCGTCACCAGAAGAAATTGAAGCACGGTTAATTGCTAGAGGAGAACAAAAGCTAGCAGAATTAATAGCAGCTGAAGCATTTGAATGTGAGATATCAAACACCGGAACATTTAAATACGGTATAGATTGGTCTCTGGGTGATATAGTAACCATTCAAAACAAAAAATGGGGCTTGTCCATGGATGCAAGAATAACAGAAGTCATTGAGATTTATGAACCGGATGGATTTAAGTTAAGGGCTGTATTTGGAAACAAACTTCCAACACTAACAGAAAAACTAAAATCAAAGCTTGAAAATGCAAATGCAGAAACAACAAGATAACAGGAGGAGGTTATGATGATAAAAGAAAATAAGGCTGAATTTGACCAAGCACGAATATCAAAATATCAAGATCTACCCATAAAGAAAGACCCTGGCATGTATGTAATCCTAGATAGTAATGGTAAGCCCAGGCCTCATGACAACGTAGATATAGTCCTGGATAACTTCCGCTTAGATGGTAAGAGTGGTCATAACACAAATGTATGTGCTGTAGCTAGACAAGTAATACCTAACGCCAGAATAGTAAGCTTTAATTTTTTTAGCTCAGAGAAAAAAGAAATAGTAGACTGGATTATAGAAAACAAAAAAGATATAGCCGTTGTGAATTGTAGTTTTAGTGGTCCGACAGACAGTGAAATTGAGCGCCTTGAAGAACATGATATCATCGTAATAGCATCGTCTGGCAACAAGGGAAATGAAAATATTATAAGCTACCCATCACAATTACCTTGGATAATATCAATTGGAGCATTTGAAGATAATCGTAATCAGGTAGCAGACTACTCAAACGGTGGTGAAGGACTTGATGCAGTTGCCTTCACAGACATATGGTTCCCAGTAACTGCTGATTACTCCAAATTACATTGGTTTAATGGTACATCAACATCAGGACCAGTAGCTGCAGGCATGCTTTGGCTATACATGAGCCGTAAAGGCAAAAAATTAACCAGGCAGCAAGCAAGAGATTTAATACACATAAACTGTATAGACTTGCTAGAACCGGAATTTGACAATAAGAGTGGGCATGGATTATTTACCTTGCCAGAAAGGATGTATATGGAAATAAAAGGTGTAATAGGTGATAAACATCTTAAGGTAGACGGAAAGAAAGTAATCATGGACACGGCAGCCATCATTGACTCGAACAAAAGAACTCTGGTACCACTTAGGGCAATAGGAGAAGCATTTGGTGGAGAAGTGAAGTGGGATGCAGCAAAGAAAGAGTTTACTATTAAGCTATGACTCCGGGAGGTGAAGTATGGACCACGACAATATGGTACACGAGCACATAAGATTAATAGCAGACAACGAGTCACGATCTAAATCAAATAAGCTTAGGCTAGATAACATGGAAAAGTTAGTTGAGTCTGTACACAATCTATCTATGGCATTTACCAGTCAAGCTAAAGATTTAAGTATTATGGTTGAGACTCAAAAACAACACGAGGAAAAAATAGATCATATACAGGCAAAAATGGAGACTAAAGACACTGTCTTAAGACTACATGAGAGGATTGATGACTTGGAAAAAAAGGATGGAAAAAGAGCAGAGCAACTTATCAATCAAGTACGTAATATATTAATTGGTCTCATTACTGTTGGTATTGCAGGGGTAGTGTGGGCGTTGATTGCAAATTAGGAGGATAAAAAATGGATTGGAAAGTAGTATTAGATTTTATAAGACCGGAGTTATTAATCTTGATTGTATTTATATGGGCCCTTGGCCTGTTTCTCAAAAAAGCACCTTGGTTCACTGGGGAGTGGAAGATACCATTCATTCTTTTGTTTACTAGCATTATCATTACCGTGTTATACCTGGCCATCATCTTAGCTGAAGGATTTATAGCTACAGTAATAGTCTCGGCAATCATACAGGGAACAATCATAGCAGCTTTAGCCGTGTTTGGTCATGAGAGCATACAGCAAATAACAGTGAAGCGGCCTATAGATCAAGCAAAATAAAAGGAGCGTGTAACAATGCTTAATGCAAAAATATCGGACGGAAGAATAACAGAAAACTTTTGGCTATTTGAAATAAAAAGTAAAGGTAACGGAGAAATACTCATAAATCCGGATGTAATAGAACACGCTCAACGTTTACAAGAGTTTAGAAACTGGTACAAGAGAGCCATGCCAGTCAATAGTTGGTACCGTGACGTAATACACAACAAAAATGAAGGCGGCGCATCAAACAGCCAACACCTGATAGGTGTAGCAACAGACATAGCCTTACCTTCGATATTCTTCACTATGCCAAAAGAACGCCAAAACGAATATCTATTTAATTGCTATAGAAAATGGATATTACTAGGCGGTAGAGGGTTTGGAATGTACGATACTTTTATGCACATGGATAGTCGAAAAAGAGGAACATGGTTTGAAGATAAAAGAACCAAGTAGATAAAACTATAAGGGGTCTGTCTAAAATTGAGGATACCCCTTTTTAGTTACTTGAAAGATGAAAAAAATAGTTGAAAAATGCGATAAAAAACATTATACTAATAAAAGTCATATAATCCCCGATTATATCTGACTCTCCACTTAAGGTCCTTGATTAATTTCAAGGACCTTATTTTTATAATGAAATCAAGTTAAAAATCTATCCTTGAGATTTATGACAGTTAAAAGGTCCTAAACGTATATTGTGATTGATGAAAAAATACTATAAAATTAATAGGTAACTATATATAAAAATGGGAGAGGAGTATTGAATAATGGACAAGAAATTAAGAAAATGCAAGTCATGTGATCATGAAATATCTGCTAAGGGGAAGATAACATGTCCAAGTTGTGGAGCAGTTAACAAACAGCCAATCTACAAAAGAACGTGGTTTATGGTTTTAATGGTTTTTATTGTACTAGGTATGTTAGGAAATTTAGGTGAAAAAGGTGATACCAGTACAGATACTTTAGCCAATGAAGAAGCAAACGGTGAAACGATTAGTATTGAAAAAGCAGATCCGGTGCAAACAGAACCTGCTGAAGAAGATTTACCTGAACAAACTGAAACGGAAGCAATTGATACAGAAGTAATTGTAGTAGAAACAGTAAGCGAGCCTGTATCTGAACAACCAGTAGAAGCACCGCAAGTTACTAGCATAGAAACTTCTAGTGAGACAGTAGCTCAAAAAAATGCTTTGCGTAGCGCTATAAGCTATTTGAATTATACTTCTTTCTCACGAAGCGGTTTAATAGAGCAATTAAAGTACGAAGGTTTCGATGAAGAAGATGCCATATATGGTGTTGATAATTCCGGAGCTGATTGGATGGAACAAGCAGAAAAAAGCGCACAAGACTATTTGGATTATACTTCTTTTTCTAGAAGCGGACTAATTGATCAATTAATATATGAAGGATTCACAGTGGAACAAGCAACATATGGAACTGATTCAACAGGATTATAATATAAGATTTAGGTCAAAAAACGATAAAAAAAGAAAAACAACAAAGAAATGAAAACAACAAAAAGCTGTAAACCATTATAGAAAAAAGGTTTTACAGCTTTTTTTCTTTTGCACACGCAGTATGATTTGAAACCACAACATTCTGATCAGAAGCCAGACGCTCTATAAATTTTATATTTAAAAATAATGACACGAACATATGTTCGTGCTATAATTAAAAACAAGAAATCGACATAGAAATGGATGAAGGGAGACAGCAAGATGAGAATTAGATTGTTAAAAGAGATAATGGAAAGACTAAATGATAACTTAACAATCTCGGAGCTTACAAAGATTAATAGTTTTATTAAGGGGTTAATAAAAGCATCAAGAGGACAGGGATAA